AGACAAGAACAAATGGAGCATTGATTTAGGCAGAGGTTATACCAATGTTAATACTGCCAGCAATTCTTTGATCAAGAGCATTGATACTCTACAATCACAGAGTTTAAAAATTGGTTTTGAACAATCCATAACTGACAACAGCAATTGGGGTGTAACAGCAGGATTACCTAACTATATTACAAAAGGTTCTGCCACAGTATCTGTACCAACTGCTACTTCAGCGGATGGTGATGTTCTATACAGTGATGTTCGAGCAAATTTAAAAACTAGAACTCCTGAGAAGAACCTAGGATTGTACTATACTGAAAAAGGTGAATCTGATATGGAGTGGGGTATGAGATACAACGTGGAATATCGAAAAGATGTGGCTGGAGAAACGGGTAAAAATAACCTAGGCTTTGGTATTCAAGTAGAAAGAAAGTTCTAATATGGAACAAATAGAAATTGTTTGTATAGATAATGGTAAAACCAAACGTGCCGATGTATTAAGTCGCACAGATCGGTATATGAAAGTGGCTGTGGAAGGAACCACAATGACCATAGAGTTACATCGTACAGATTTAAATAAACCATACGTAGGAACCAAAGCAGGATTAGAATTTAAATATGTCGACTGAAAAATTAAAATTTCGATTAGAATTATGGGCAACCTATTGGGATCGAGCTCCTCGAGCAAAGATATTAATTAACGATCATAATCATTACAATAAAGAAATTAAAGGTACAGAAAAAGAACCCACTGTTATAGAATTTGAGCAAGAGTTAAAAGAAGGTGAAAATTACTCTTTAATTATAAATCGATCAGGTAAAGATATTCGACAAACTGTGATTGAAAATGGACAGATTGTTAAAGATCAATTATTACATATTAAATCTATAGAAATAGATGAAATAGATATTGGTGCTCTAGTTTATAATGGTCTTTATACTCCAAAATATCCAGAACCATGGGCATCAGAACAAGCGGCAGCAGGCAATAAATTGCCAGAATCATTTAAAAATGTTACAGCTATAGGGCATAACGGACGTTGGGAATTGGGTTTTACATCACCCTTTTACATGTGGCTTTTAGAGAACCTGTATTAGCTAAATACAGGGCATGAGCAACTATCAAGATATCAAAGTATTGCTTACTAGATTAGACAGCATAGCAGCCGAGCCTGCTTATGAGCCACTACCAGAAGCAGACGAAATTACAGTGGAAGATAATCAAGATTTCCACGAAATGTTTGGGTATTTGGGATTTCCAGAGAATGAATTATGGGAAGCAGAATATAGAGGTAGAAAAGTAGCATTAGGCAAACCAATGAAAGGTGATGTTAAAAAATTTAAAGTTTATGTAAAAGATCCCAAAACTGGCAATGTAAAAAAAGTTAATTTTGGTGATCCTAACATGAGAATTAAAAAATACATTCCAGCTAGACGCAGAAGTTTTAGAGCAAGACACAACTGTGCTAATCCAGGCCCAAGAACCAAAGCAAGATATTGGAGTTGCAGAAAATGGTAAGAGCTCATCAATTTATTTCAGAATCCAGTATTGACGCTGTGAATGAATTAGATCTTTATATTAATAACAATGAAGATTTATATAGAAAAAGATTCATGCCATTGGTTCACAATTTAAAAACAGATGTAAATTCTAATAGATACAATCATGAGAATGCTACCAAACAATGGAATCTTTTAGTCAACGATGCTGCCCGAGAATATGTTAAAGAATTTGGCAAACCTCATGAAGATGTCAAAGACATGTTCCCTCAAGAAACTAGAGCTAAGGTAGCACAGGTACTTGCTGACAGAGAACTTGAAAATATAAAAAAAGGTGAGTACGATGTGGCTAAAGGAACTATTTGAAGCTAAGAACGATTCTATCGTTTTTGCTTTTGGCAGATACAATCCTCCAACACTAGGACACGAAGCTGTATTTCAGACAGTGATCAATACTGCTAAGACGAAAGGTGCTGATCATACTATATTCATTAGCTCAACACAAAAACCCAAAACAGATCCTCTGTCATTCCAATACAAATTAGATTATCTTCAAAAGACTTATACAGGTGTAAATTTTAATGGAGATGATACTATAAAAACTATTGTGCAATTATTACAAGAATTAATGAATCGTGGTTATAGAAATATTACCATGGTAGCAGGTTCAGATCGAGTGAATGAATTTCGAACATTTTTAAATCAATATAATAAGAAACCTGATAAGAAAGGCAACATACCTTTTGAGTTTGACAGTATAGATGTTGTGAGTTCAGGTGAGAGGGATCCAGATCAGGAAGGTGTTAGTGGTATCAGTGCCAGTGGTGCTCGAGCAGCCGCAGCAGCAGGAGATCAGAAAAGTTTTATGAGCATGGTAAATCCTAAATTTGGTGCTGAATTATATACAGAATTAAGAAAGTCTATGGGTGTCAAAGAGCAGGTTGCAACAAACACGGAAAAGTTGTATAATGAAGCAATGCCTGAACAAACAAATGGTAAACCTGTGGTTTACCTAGATATGGACGGAGTGTTGGCTGACTTCTTTGGAGGGGTAGAAAAACTCTACGGAGTGAGTCATTGGAAACAGTTAGCATCTGATAAGACCAAAGATTTAAGACAAGATGTGATCGATAGAATCACAGGCACTAATTTTTTTGAAACACTACCTAAATTTCCCACAGCAGATCCATTAATTGGCATGATTAAAAAATTTACCGGTGAAAGATTTTCTATATTAACATCTCCTCTCAGAGGAGATCATGATAACTCTGCTAAATGGAAAAAGGTCTGGATCAATCAAAATATAGAGCAACCAGATGAGACCATAGTGACGGGCAGAAAAGAAAAATATGCTACAACTAACGGTACATCTAATATATTAATTGATGATCGTCCTATCAACATACAGAAATGGCAAGATAAGGGCGGATATGGAATTCTATATCAAGCCAACAAGGATTCACTAAGTAAGGTAGAACAGGGTCTAAAAAACTACGGAGAAAAAAATGGTAATTGATATTAGAAGAGATTACAGATCAGACAAAGAGATTAAAATGGCACAGGATGAAAAAGATCGTATGATGCAAGAATTCTTAGCCAAAGGTGGCAAAGTTGAAAAATTAAAACCAGGCATTGCTAAAGGAGCATCCAGTCTAAATTATGGTGGCAAGTTACAGTACACCGACGCAGAAATCAAAGCACAAGCAGAAGAAAACCGGGAATAATCTATGTCATTCACTTTTACGAAAGAACAGTTGCAATCTATAATTGGTAATAATCCTAATCTAGATGGTTGGTATGAAGCACTATCAAACGTACTACCTGAATATGAAATAAACACTCCTCAGAGAGTGGCTGCTTTTATAGCACAATGCACTCATGAGAGCGGCGGATTCAAGAGATTAAAAGAGAATTTAAACTATAAATGGGAGAGTTTAAGAAAAGTATTCCCCAAATATTTCCCCACAGATGAGTTAGCACAAGAATATGCACACAAACAAGAGCAGATTGCTAACCGAGTTTACGGTGGAAGAATGGGCAATGGTGATGAGTCATCTGGAGATGGATTCCGATATTGTGGCAGAGGATTGATACAATTAACAGGCAAGAACAATTACACAAAATTTGCTGAGAGCATTGGCATGGCAGTGGACGAAGTGCCTGCTCTACTAGAAACTTTTGAAGGTGCAGTAAAATCTGCCTGCTGGTTTTGGAAGACTAATAATTTAAATCAGTTCGCTGATTCTGGAGATATTCTAACCATGACCAAACGCATCAACGGTGGCACTATCGGTTTGGAAGATCGTATCAAACATTATAATCACGCATTGGAAGTATTTTCCTCTTAATACACATGGACCTGGAACATCTAAAAAGATTAGCAGGTATTAACAACACAGCAGAACACAATCCTAGTGTGGGAGAAAATGTTAGTTACTCTGCCACAGAAAAAGCTGAATACCAAAGAAAATACAATATACAACCAGGCACGCCAGAATGGTTTAAACTATGGTTCAGTCGACCGTATCTTACAGGAGAAAATCCTATGCCTCGTAAATCTAATAAATAGAAACATATTATATGACTCCAGAAATTGGTAAAATTGCAAAACAGGCTTTCGCAGATACTTTCCTATTCTATCTTCAAGCACACTATTATCATTGGAATGTGGAAGGTAGAAATTTCTCACAGGATCATGAGTTACTGGGCAAAATATATGAAGAAGTATTTGGTTCTATTGATACATTTGCAGAAGAATTAAGATCCATGGGTACCTATGCTCCAGGAGTGTTTGATCGATTACGAGAATTATCCACTATACAACAATCAGATGAAATACCTGCAGCTGAAAAAATGATTCAAAATTTAATAGACAGTAATGAAAAAGTATTAAAAAGTCTTGGCGCTGCTTTTGATGTTTTAGAAGCAAATCATCTACATGGATTTGGCAATTTTGTTGCTGAAAGAATTGACGCCCATAGCAAACATGCTTGGATGTTGAAAAGCACTCTTAAAAAATGAAGATACGTGAAATAATACACAGAGAAGATGCTGCTGGTGTAGGCATAATCACCAAACAAAATACCACAGCGGATGTTAAGCCTGGTGAGACTGGTAGAAATTTAAAAAAATTACATTTAACGAATTCTGTTAACGAGGTTGCACCAACAGTGAATTATGGTATTGGAGCAAATCCAGGCAAGCTGGTACCTGTGGGTAAGGATGGTCGTGTTCCTCATGCTAAGTTGCATGTCAATGTTAATAAAAGTACAGCTAAAAAATTAGGTATCCCTCATGAAATGAAAGAAAACTTTGCTGACGGAAAAGGTCCAGGACGTCCAGGAGATTCCAAAAGAGCTGGTATACCCAAAGGTGCCACTATAGCACAATTAAAGAAAATACGTAGCAGCAAGACTGCTTCTCCACGCAAGAAACAGCTGGCACATTGGCAAATTAACATGCGCCAAGGCAAGAAAAAATAATTTCCTCAAATACAAAAACAAATAACTAAAGATATGAAGCAGGTCATATTACTAGGTTTCTATTGTCAAATTTATAAGAAAGCACCAATTGCTAGAATCTATGTAGGTGATATTATGATTGATGAAATTGAAATACCAGAATTTTATACAGAAAAACATTTTAAAAAAAATAAATTATGGGTTGAGACAGATAAAAAATTTAAAGAAAGAGGAATGACCGGTATTGGTTGGTTAGGTAATGAAATGGAATTACATCCTGCATCACATGAATATATACATAAATTAGATACATATTCGTGGTTAAAAGAATTAAATCCATCTATGTTTTCATTCTATAATATTTGTTCAAAAGATATAAAAAATAATACTAAAAAAAATATTAAACATCCTAAAATATTTGTTTATGTAATTGATGATGAAATTTTAAAAAAATCAGAAGGAAAAATAACTATTAAAATTCAAAATTCAGATTCTAATTATGTTAATGGTTTTATAACAAAATCAACATTATTACATTTAAGTACTTTTTATATCATTCCTTATACGTTATTCAAAAATCCTATCGAAACAACACAAAGATATTTAAATATATGGTCTAAAAAAGCAAATTCATATAGTTTAAAACAAATAATAAATTCTTATAAAAATTTAAGATTACACTATCCTATTAATTTAAAAGATTCTTTTAATCTTATACAAAACAATGAAAAAAAGAATAATGATTGTGTTGTTGGAGGAGATTGTAATTACGAAATAGAATTAAAAAAAAAGTATAATATATGGTGGACAAAAAATATAAAAAATATTGGATTTTTTTGGATAAATTATATTTTTATAAAAGATTTTATAGTGAATCTTTCTAATAAATACAAACAGAATGAGAATCAACGAAATACTGATTAAGGAAACAGCATCAGCTGGAGCAACATCTTCGGGTAGTATTGCCAGTGTAGTGTCGCCACATATTGCTATAGGACTAGATAGATTTAAGAAGAGTTACACAGGTTCACCAGGACGCTCTGGCACACGAGCACCACGAGTGCCCACAGCATACACACCAAAAAATGCAGATGGCACAGCACGAGGCGCACACGAATTAACCGGCACCAGTCTATTTGGTGGACCATTAGTGAGAAGATAATGACAGCAAAAGAAAAACCATACTGCGTTAATTGCGGAGGTTCTAGCCATTGTCGCAAAACTCTTCGAAGAAAAGAGAGTGAAACCATTAACAATAAAATAGTGCGTGAGTGGACTATAGAAGTGTGCCGTAATTGCCTGTGTGATCGATGTGAGAAGAAAAAATGAAAATTAATGAAATTATAAGAAAAGTTGCAGGTGGATACAGATTATATTCGCACAAAGGCCGGAATTTAGGCACATATCCTACACGAGCAGGCGCTAAAAAAAGAGAACGTCAAGTACAGTATTTTAAGCATAAATAATGGTATGCGTATCAACGAATTAAACGTACCAGTACAACCAGACACATACGAAGCTAGTATGTTCCTTACACAGGCTATACGAGCAGGCAAATACGCAATAAAAATTCACAATTTATTGAGCAACGATCAAGAGATGGAATCTTGGGTGGCAAAAAAGATTGATCTAGCATCAGGTTATATCAATGGTGTAGCAGAATATCTTTCCACTGAAAAAGTTTACAAAGAAGATGCAGGTGAAGGACATATGGCTAAATCACAACTGTATTCTATCGCAAAATCAGCACTGGCAATCACTACAATGGTTCAACCAGGTGATGATATTGAAGGTTGGGTACAAACCAAAATGAATCGAGCAGTGGACATGCTAGATGCAGTGTATCACTATGAAGATTATCAAAGATTAAATCCCTACAGAGAAGAGATAGGTGACCTACATCAGAAACATGCAGAAATAGTAAAAAAGAATATCGATGAGATTCTAGCCACAGAAACACCAGTGGATGATATAGAGACCAAACCTGGCATGCTAAACATATTGAAGAAAAGAGTACATCAATTTGAAAAAGAGCGTGCCCAAGAGAATAGAAAGACCAATGAAGCAGGTTCTAGGCTGCCTTCCAGCATGGCCAAAACTAAAGCCAAATTGGATAGAATGACTCCAGATGAGATACGAGCATTCTTTAAGAACAGAGAAGATTTTGCCAAACAACATGCTGGTGGAGTTATTCGTCCAGGTTTTTCAGCTAAAGAATTAGCACAGAGTCAAGAATTTAGATATGGCAGAGAGTTTGCTAAAAGAAATCCTTATTCTCGACATTTTGAAAGCACACAAAAGCCTTACGTGAGCCAAGCTGTGGACGGCAAATGGAATGTGCTGGACAAAAATGGAAAGACAGTGTTCTCATCTGGTGATTACCGTGTGGCACAAGATTACTTCAAAAAACATTATGATATGTTGAGAGAAACAGAATTAGACGAAGGTTTAAAAGATTGGTTACAAAGAGTTGCTGCTGCTGGCATTATCGTAGGCAGTGTGGCAGGTATTGGATCAATTAACAATGCCATGGATAACAGCGTTCCGGTGATACAGGCCATGAACAAGGCTCTAGATGTTGCCAATCAAAAAGGTGATAAACAATTAGTTCAATCGATCAAACAGGATATTGAAACAGCAAAAATAAGTCTAGATTCAGGACAGAATTTAAACACAGTAAAAAATATGCAGGACAGATATGCTAAATTTATGCCAACAGAATACAAAAAAAATGAGAGTTTCAAAGACAGAATCGTGAGCAAAATTGTAGCACCTATTAAAGATTATAATAAAAATAAAGAATCCATGCTGCCAAAGAGCGCATTTGCAGGCAGCGATAAACACAAGTTAGGACCAGCAGCACATTTAACCGGCAAAATGAAAAGACCAGCACGAGCAGGCGATTTAGTGGGTGAAGAAAAACAAAAAGGACTGGACGGCAAAGCATGCTGGAAAGGTTATAGACGCATGGGCACCAAGATGAAGGGTGGCAAAAGAGTAGATAACTGCGTTAAAGTCAATTACGAGTCTAAATTAGCTGAAAAACTTGCAAATAAGCTCAAATAATAATATATTATTATAATATAACATTTAATAAATACATCATATGGCACGCAAATTTAAAGACGATGATTTCGCAAATCTAATAAAAAGACTCAATGAATTGAGCAATCTTTCTCCAGAACAAGAGAGACAAGAATTATTAGAAGCAGCCAAAAAAGAACCAAGAGTGCTGGATGATAGACAGATATCATTGGCTGATATTGCAAAACTAGCTGGTATTAAAGAATTCAAAGAACCTACAAAAATTTCGCCTAAAGCAGAAAAATTAATAGAATCAATCACTAGTGAGAAGAGCGATATCACAAAGGCCATAGAAGAATCAGACAAAAAAACAAATAAAACAGAAATTAAAGAAGCAAAGAAAAAAGAAAATAGATTAGAAAAAATTGCTGAATTAGAATCTAAGTTAGCAGAATTAAAAGCAGAACAAAAAGAAGAACAAACTTATGACGCAAAAACATTCAGAGAAGTGGTACAAAAAGACATTCAAGAATATATCCAATCATGCGATGAGTCAGCATTGGTTGAGTTATACAACAGCATCTCAGACAATGAAGCAATCTACAACGAAGAATCATCAAACATTCTTGTTAAAACTGAAGAAACTAAAGAAATTATCGCTGACGCAGAAAAATTAGAACAAGAAGTTATTGCAGAAAAAGAAAAAGCAACTAAAGAAAAAGAAGAAGTGGTTCAAGAGAAACAACCAGAAGCAGAAACAGTTGCTGAAGAACCCAAAGAAGAAACAGCGGAACCCAAAGAAGAGACCACAGATGAAGCAGCAGGATTCCAAGGACAGACAGAAGCAAGACAATTTGATGTAAGACTAGCAGGAGATTTTGACAGAGATCGTCCAACATCAGATACAGAAGCTATGGCTGTTAAAACTATTTTAAAAAATGCTGGAATACAAGCAGAAGTTCAACCTAGCGAAGCAAACTTTTCATCAGTTTCTATAAACACAATGTCTCCACCTGAAGCAGTTATGAGTGCTTTGGGAGATATGGTTGATGAAAACTTAGAATACAAAGACGAGCTTTCCGAAAATAAAAAATAATATCGAGATAGGTGATGAAGTTAAAACTCACCCATAATCAATTTAATCCCAATTCATATTTCCATAATCCTATAGATCAAAATTTTGTCCCCACAATAGAACAAACAGAATTGTTTGATCAGAACGGTTATGATCTTACACCATTAGAACGATTGTATGCAGAGGCTAATGGACAAGCGGGTCGCTGGCATCGTCCCAATCACTATGCTCTAAAATATGATTGGTTTGTGGATGAGCAGAATTCAGTCTCTGGTGCACATATCAATCATGCTCTACTGTTCGAGAGGAAAGGATATGCTGGAATAGCTTTAACACAATTAGAAGGTTGGGCTCAGCACAATCATTTGATTTATAAAATAATAAAAATGCGTCCTAAATGGGGCATGGATATCAGTGTGGATTATGTGGACACCAATGGCAATGTGTTTGAACTACTGCATTGGGAATATGACGGATTCGATTACCAAGAAATTGCTGATAAGAAAATGCATATTGAAAAATTTTTATTGTCTATAGATTGGGATCGTGCTGTTGTAGAGATGATTCGTAGGAAATCTGAGTGGCATCATCTAGGTTTTTTTGAACAGAGTGCTTGGAAAACTGAATTTTTTGGCATAGAACGAGAACGTTTTAAGATGGTGCTTTGGCAATAAATACAAGCATATGAGTCAGATACCTATTTTTTCATACAAACAATATTTAGACGATATGTTACGTCTCAAAGACCACGGTACCGTGGATGCTGATGCACAGGTAGAAAGACCAATCAGTGCAGGTTCTCGAGGATTAAAAAGAATTAAAGATTTTGTGAAAGATCCTGTACACATGATGGGAGAATCAGAGGATTCAAGGCCATCTCCAGCAAATCCTAATCCTAAAATAGAATCAAATCTATTAGATAAACCTACACCCACTATTCAAGATATTGCAAAAAAATTTAATAAATCTACAAAGTATATTTTAGATCAATTAAAGGCGGGCATAAGAGTAGAATCTGAGCATACCAATCAATTTGAAGTAGCTATGGAAATTGCATTAGACCATCTAAATGAAAGACCAGACTACTATGAAGTGCTAAAGTCAGCAGAGAAGAAAAAAATTACCAAAAATGAAGTAATAAAGGCTGTTTTAGAAGGCGTCACTTATTCCAAAACATCAGGCGAGTTGATCTTACCAGAAGCAATTCAAGGTAATTTAAAAACTTGGTTTGAATCTCACTGGAATAATATTACTAAATCTTCGAAAAAGTAATTGATTTAATCGTCCTAGAGTTATATAATACATAACAACAATTACAAAGGAGAAAAAATGTCAGGAAGAAATTTCAACGAAGCAGAAAAAACCAAACTAATACAACTGATCAAAGAAGGATCACAAGTGTTAGGAGAGATAGATGATCTTAAAGCTGGTCTCAAAGACACAGTAAAAGCACTATCAGAAGAATTAGAACTTAAACCAGCATTGATTAACAAAGCTATTTCTATCGCTCACAAGGACAATTACAAAGCTGTGGCTGATGATATGGATATGTTAGACAGCATATTGACTGCAGCAGGCAAAATCTAGTGTATGGTATTATAAGACAATTTTGGGTCAATAGTTATCGAACAGATCGTGTAGCATTTTACTATGAGCTGATCTCTTTGATATTCACTATATTTGGTTCTTTAGTGCTGACATTCACTAGTCCACACCCTCAAATGAATTTGGTGTTTCCTTTTTATCTATTAGGATCCTCTACCATGGCCTATTCTGCTTATCGTAGAAGAAACCTATGGATAACTATGTTGGCTAGTTGGTTTACAATAATGAATTGTATCGGAAATTATCTAGTATTTTTTAAATGAGTTACATAGACGCTTATTATCGCAGAGATGACGACAAGGTGTTGGTAGTAGAACGTGATACCAACGGTCAAAGAAGATTTGTGGATTATGATGCTCGATATGTATTCTATTATCCAGATCCTCGAGGCAAACATAGAAGCATACATGGAGAAACTCTACAGAAAGTTTCTTGTAGCACATTCAAAGAATTTATAAAAGAACAAAAAATTAGAAGCAATAAAAAATTGTTCGAACAAGATATTAATCCTGTGTTTCGTTGTCTTGAAGAAAATTATTTAGGTAAAGATGCTCCTAAACTTAATGTGGTGTTCTTTGATATTGAAGTGGACTTTGATCCACAACGTGGATATTCTACTACAGATGATCCATTTATGCCCATAACAGCAATCACTTGTTATCTTAACTGGACTGACCAGCTCGTAACTTTTGCTATACCTCCTAAAGGATTGAGTATGGCAGATGCCAAACTACAAGTGGAAAGATTCAGCAATGTGATGTTGTTTGAAAAAGAAAAAGACATGCTAGATGCTTTCTTAACACTAGTGGATGAAGGAGATGTTATCAGCGGTTGGAACTCGGAAGGATATGATATACCCTATGTTGTGGGAAGAATACAGAAAGTATTGAGTTCAGATGATACTCGAAGATTATGTTTTTGGGGAGAAAAACCTAAAAAAAGAACATTTGAGAAATATGGCAGAGAGCAAATTAGTTATGATTTAATTGGTCGAGTACATTTAGATTTATTAGAATTGTACAGGAAATATACCTACGAAGAACGTCACAGTTATCGTTTAGATGCTATAGGAGAATGGGAATTGGATGAAAAGAAAACTGTGTATGAAGGATCACTGGATCAATTGTACAACAATGATTTTGGAATGTTTATAGAATACAACCGACAAGACTGTAATCTACTGGCAAAATTAGAAAAGAAATTAAAATTTATTGAACTAGCAAATGAGATTGCACATCAGAACACTGTGTTATTACAAACCACAATGGGAGCAGTGGCAGTGACAGAACAAGCTATTATCAATGAAGCACATCGTCGAGGCATGATAGTGCCGGGTCGAGCGAAAAGAGATGAATCAGCACCTGTGGAATCAGCAGCAGGAGCGTATGTGGCATATCCTAAAAAAGGCATACATGACTGGATAGGATCTGTAGACATAAACTCACTGTATCCATCTGTGATTCGAGCTCTAAACATGGGTCCAGAAACTATTGTAGGACAGATACGTCCAGTGATTACATCAGCAGAAATAAACAGAGCGAAACATCAAGGTAAATCATTTGCCACAGCATGGGAAGGACAGTTTGGTTGTTGGGAATATCAAGCAGTGATGAACAAGGACAAAGGCACAGAATTAATCATTGATTGGGAAGATGGTACCAGTGTGAGAATGAGTGCAGCACAACTGTATGATCTTGTGTTTGATGGTAACAGACAGTGGATGATCTCTGCCAATGGTACCATATTCACATATGAATTTGAAGGTGTTATTCCAGGATTGTTAAAAAGATGGTATGCTGAAAGAAAAGACATGCAAAAAAGAATGAGTGAGTGTGGAGACAATGCTATTGAAAGAGAGTTTTGGGATAAAAGACAATTGGTTAAAAAAATTAATCTAAACTCACTGTATGGTGCAATTCTAAATCCAGGTTGTCGTTTCTTTGACATGCGTATAGGACAATCAGTAACACTAACAGGCAGATGTATCACACAACATATGGCTGCTAAGACCAATGAAATTATTGCAGGCAAATATGATCACGTGGGAGAGAGTGTAATATATGGTGATACAGACTCTGTGTATTTTTCTGCTTATACTACATTAAAAAAAGAAATAGACTCAAAACAAATCCCATGGGGCAAAGAAAACATTATTGCTCTTTATGATAAAATTGCAGAAGAAGTAAATGAAACATTCTCAGCATTCATGACTCGAGCATTCCATTGTCCTAAAACTCGAGGTGATGTGATACGAGCAGGTCGAGAATTGGTAGCATCTAAAGGATTGTTTATAACTAAAAAAAGATATGCATTGTTATATTTTGACAAAGAAGGTGAGCGTGTGGACACAGCAGGCAAAGAAGGCAAAGTAAAAGCCATGGGATTGGATCTCAAACGCTCTGATACTCCGGTATTCGTGCAAGATTTTTTGAGTGATATTTTATACCTAGTATTAATAGGTAAAACAGAGGCAGAAGTGTTAGAAAAAATTAAACAATTCCGCGGAGAATTTAAATCTAGACCAGGTTGGGAAAAAGGTTCTCCCAAACGTGCTAATAATATTACAGAATATCATGAAGAAGAAAAGAAAAAAGGCAAAACCAATATGCCAGGACATGTAAGAGCTAGTATCAATTGGAATAGATGCAGAGAGATGTATAGTGACAAGTACAGTATGCCTATATTAGATGGTGCTAAAGTAATTGTTTGTAAATTAAAGAATAATCCTCTAGGTTATACTTCTATAGCATATCCTGTAGATGAGCAGCGATTACCCGAATGGTTTAAAGAATTACCATTTGATTCTGATGGTATGGAAGAGAGTGTGCTAGATGGCAAGATTGAGAACTTAATTGGTGTGTTAGAATGGGACGTAAGATCCACAGAAAGTTCTAATACGTTTAATAAACTATTTGAAATGGCTTAATATGTTAAGCATAGAAGAAATTAAATTATTAATAGAAAAATTAGAGAAGATTAAAGGTCACGATTTTCAACAACTTATTGATGATAATTTAAAAATACTTAAAAATTTAGCAAACGTTGTAGATATTAATAATGAAGATCAAATAAATCGATTAGATAAAACTAAAGATTGGTATGCTGCTGATTTAGAATGGCGACATGCAAGACAAGAATTATTACATGATCAATTATTATTTGATAGAATAGTAAGCAAGATAGGACATTTTGCTAAAACTGGTTCTTCTGCATCATTATATAATAGTTTAGAAATAGGTCCAGGATATGGTAAATTTAGTAAATGTTTTCTAGCATGGAGATTAAATTATTTTGTTGATGTTGTGCCTCACTGTCAAACAAAAATAAAAAAATTGTTTAATCCTCCACATCTACAATATTTAAAATTTCATCTAACTAATTGGACTTCTTGTCCAGATATTCCTGATAATGCTGTTAATTTTGTATTCAGTTGGGATACCTTTCCTTTCTTTACACAACAACACATAAAATTATATCTCAAAGACATATTTAGAGTTATATTACCAGGTGGTTATGTATTTCTACATTATGCCAACTGCGAATATGATTATGATTTACACGAATCAAAACGTGGTTATTGGAACTACAACACTAAATCTGCTATGGCCAAACTGATCAAAGAATGTGGTTATACAGTGATAGAAATGGATCAGTTTAAACCTGGCGCTAATTATGCTATATTTCAGAAACCTGGTAAAGACAATCCTGTATTATATAAAGTCTTAGAAATTCCGGCAAAAAAATAATTTAACACTTGATTTCTATCTAAATATCTTATACAATTTAATTTTAAACTTTTAAGAATAGGCAAAACATGATAGACATATTAAGAGACATAGTTAAACACACATATGGTTTAGGCTTCCTAGATCTAGTTAAAATCACAGGCACTGCAGATGAAACTGCTATTGATTCTATGGCAGAAGATCGTTCAGTGATTCTACAAGGCACATTCAAACAACCACAAGCAGGATTAGTAGGCACATTTGGAATGCCACAATTGAACAAATTAGATATTCATTTAAAATGTCCAGAATACAAAGACAAAGCCAACATTACAGTTATCAAAGGCACAAGAAATGGTGCTGAAATTCCTGTAGGCATACACTTTGAGAATGAAAAAGGCGATTTCAAAAATGATTATCGTTTTATGAATGCTGAAATCATCAATGAGAAATTAAAAACAATTAAATTCAAAGGTGTTAAATGGGACGTAGAGATTGAGCCCACAGTGGCAGGCGTGCAGAGATTCAACTTCCAATCTGTAGCAAACACTGAACATAATACATTTGTTGTAAGAACCGACAACGGCAACCTAGTATTCACGTTTGGTGATCAAGCATCACATGGTGGAGAATTTACTTTTGCCACAGGTGTTAAAAGCACTCTTAACAAAGGTTGGAGTTGGCCAGTAGCACAGGTTCTACAAATATTAAAATTGTCTGATTCTGCCAAGGTTACTCTGCATTTCTCCAATGAAGGTGCAATGCAAGTCACAGTAGATTCAGGAGTGGGTGTATATCGTTATATCATACCAGCACAGGCACAGTAATGTCAGATCATAGGCAAGAACATTTAGGACCTTTGAACAGGGACTTTGCTAAGTTCTTGCCAGCGATATCTAACTTCTATAACACTTTCGTTAGCAAACAGAGAGCGAAAGGTGATCACATACCTAAAGAAAGAATACCTGCAGGTTTTGAAAATGATGTAGAAGGATTAAACTTTCTTAATCCAGAGAAAGGTTATTTTACCTATGATGTGGGTTTATATTCAGCAGGACATGCTTGCCTAGATGTAGAAAAAGCACCTGTAGCTGACAGTATGTGTGTACAAAGAGATAGAAAATTTTCTACTATAGTGGGTGATTCAGGTGGATATCAAATAGGTCGAGGAGTTATTAATTTTGATTGGCAAGATTTTGAAGGTAACAAAGCCAACAAAGTTAGAAGTGATATATTAAATTGGTTAGAATTAACCGCTGACTGGTCTATGACATTGGACGTACCAACCTGGGCAGCAGATGAATTAAACTCTCCTAAAACAGGATTAAAGAGTTTTCAAGACACTCTAAATGGTACAATCTATAACAATAAATTCTTTCAAAAAAATAGATTAGGACAAACTAAATTTTTGAACGTATTACAAGGAGATGATTGGGAAACAGCACAAACATGGTATGATGCTATCAAAGATTTTGAGTTTGAAGGATGGGCAATGGGTGGTATTAACATGTGTGACATGGAAGTACTGTTAAAAAGATTAATCATAATGAGAGATGAAAAGAAATTAGACAAGAAAAACTGGATACACGTGTTGGGTACATCACAACTGGATTGGGCTTGTTTCTTAACACAGATACAGAGACAGTTAAGAAAACATGTAAATCCGGATGTCACAATCAGTTTTGATTCAGCATCAGCATTCTTAAGCACAGCTAATGGATTAGTTTATACACATAATCTATTCACTCCTAAGAGATGGAGTTATATCATGGAGAAAGCACCGGATGATAAGAGATTGAAAGGTAGCACTATACCATTCCCATTCAAGAGCGCTATTGGTAATCGATTAAACATGGGAGATGTTTGTTGGTATGGTGAAGGTGACCTAAATAAAAACAATAAAGAAGGCAAAACTTCTTGGGATAGTTTCAGTTATGTATTAATGATGGCCCACAATGTATACAATCATATCAGAGCAGTACAAATTGCCAATGATATAAATGATATCGAAATGATTAAACATCAACCAGAAGTAAAACATTGGCGGAAGATTAAAGAATCAGATACAACAGATCAGATGAGTGATTTTGTTCCTCGTAATATTTTATATTTTAATACATTTGTTAAAGAAGTGTTCGAATCAGAAAAACCTATGGAATTAATTGAATCATCCACATCATTTTTAGCAGATACTAGAGGTACTAGATGGCAGAGAGCCACAGGTGGTGGAAAAGGCAAAAACAATTTTAGTTCTTTATTTGAAGGAGTATAATATGTCTAATAAAAACAAACAATTAAAAAAATTACAACTACATCATGATTATCTAAATAGAAAGGTAGCAGAAGTCACAGAACTTAGAAAACATGACCGAAGCATAGAAAGTAAAACTATATTAATGCGATTAAAAAAAGAAAAATTAGCTCTAAAAGATCAAATTGCTGAATTAGAAAAAAAACTTGCATTATGAATTATCGATATGTTGACTTGCCAAATATAGACAACATAGCGCAAGAAATATTAAAAAAATTACCCTTAGAACATCGAAAAAAGAATATGTTTAAAGGATATCCTACAGATTTTTTTGATATTAAACCGTTACGAGATGCTGTTGAAACAATAACACCATGGGATAATATTCATGATATAGCATTAGTTTCAACTAAACCTCATTCATTTTTACCCACACATATAGATTATCATGATCTTTTAAAAGAAACAATATATGCTTTGAATATACCTATATATAATTGTGATAATACTCATGTGGTATTTTATCGTGTTACAAAAGAAAATATCTTAGCCAAACATAAAACTCAAGAGCATGGTAATGCTGATGATTATTGTGAGTATGCTGAATCTGATGTGGAAGAGATAGAAAAATTTTATTTAAATACTGCAGCTCTTTTTAATACACAGGTACCTCATAAAGCAATTAATAATACCAACGAACCTAGAATAGTGCTTACTATAAGATTTAAATCAAAATTAGATATTAATAAAATACCAATATTAACACTTTGACAGATTGAATTATTATGTTACAATTAAAAAATATGCACAGAGACTACAGTTCAGGACATTTTGGCAATGAAGATGTTAAAGCATTCATTGGATTAGAAATTGAATATACTTTAGCATATGGCAAGAGAACTTTGTTTTTAGCTACAAATGAATTCAGCACAGATCAAGTATTAGAACTTGCTACATTGAATGGTTGTGAAGCAGTATATTATGGTGCTAATAGAACATTTCAATATAATATAGGCACACATGTTTTTCAAATGAAAAAATTATTAGACAATGGCTATTACGTCACAATTGATTATCCCTATACAGATCATGAAGAAATTAAAAAAAGATTTGCATTGATATGGAATGAACCTAAATTTATACCATTCTGCTCAATTATATTTAAAGATAGCGACGATGACAAACAACTGCATTTTAAAATAGATGATGTTACTTTTCGACATAGCAATCCGGGTGTGTGGACTATGAGTATGGAAGAATTTAAAAGAAAAGCAGGATTCACAGATTGGGATCAATACAGCAAAGATGAGATTATAAAATGATTGAAGCACAAAGATCACAGGCATTAAAAGAAAAGTTAGGTCAAAGCTCAAAAATGATTTGGGTAACTTTTCGAAAAGAAGGTATACACAAATATCCTGCAGCACTAACAGATCCTAAATTAGCTACCGGAGATGAATATGATGTGAGTTTTTTAGGATATCCTCACAGACATATATTTCATTTTCGAGTAGCAATAGAAGTATTTCACGATGACAGAGATATTGAATTTATACAATTTAAAAGATGGTTAGAAAAGTTATATACAGAAAAAACACTAGCTTTGGATTATAAATCTTGTGAAATGATATCAGATGATTTATATCTTGCAATCATAGGACGTTATCCAGGCAGAAAAATAACAATAGAAGTATCAGAGGATGGAGAAAATGGCTCGCAAGCAGAATACCTTAGGGGTTAATATAGAAGTCAACGTACCAGTTAAGACACTGACTCGAAGGAAAGGTTATCTTCCTATAGGTGGTGGTGCTCTTAATGCTGATTACACTTTTGTGGATGCTGTGGCCAATGTATGCACTATGATGGGCAGTGCTGGTTATACCTATGGTAAGGATTTTATTTGGGCATATCACGGCTACAACGATGACATGGAAGACACAGTGACTCTATATGTTCGAGATGAAAAAATTAGAACTTGGTTGCATCTCAAAGCCAAGTGTGATTATGATATCAAACATACCAGTGATGGTGGTGTTAAATTAACAAAGGTTGCTCGATGAAAATATTTTACATGGGATTAGAACCGTATGAAGGTCGTTATACTCTACAATTAACAGATTGGACAGAAAGAGTTTATAAAAGACGTGGTATAGATTATGTCATTGTACCAGGTACTACTATAGACAATTCCAAAGCAATAGTAACAGGACAGGTATTAGATGCTCATGGTAGAAGTTATTTTGGTATGAGCCAAATGATGAATCTAGTTCGAATGATGAAAGCAGGAGAAATCACATCCGATGACGTTATATTTTTTGAAGATATGTTTCAACCAGGCATTGAATCGTTGCCTTATATCATACAACAATCACCAGAACAATATAGACCAAGAATTTATTTGAGATGTTTAGCACAAGCTATAGATCCAGATGATTTTGTACACGTTTGGGGAATGAGCAAATGGATGAGTTTATATGAACAGATGTGTAATGAGATACCTAATGTGCATATTCTTGCAACCAATGAAGAGATGGTAGCTCACATGAGAATAGCGAATTGGAAGGCTCCTATCTATAACATATCTGGATTGAGTTATGGCAAAGCGGAAGTACTCGAAAGAGTTAAAAAAATTAAACCATTTGAACAGCGATCTCGAAGAGTTGGATTTGCTGCTCGATGGGATCAAGAGAAACAACCTGGATTCTTTATGGATTTAATAGAACACTGGCATGCAAACAAAACTTTGCCTCAGGTAGAATTTGCAATATTCTGTGGAGGTCCTCTAAGATCTAATAATCCTGTTTATGTAAATCGAGCAAAACTGATGGAAAAGGCAGGTGCATTAAAAATTTACGAAAATCTTAAAAAGAATGATTACTACGAATTATTAAATGATACTCGAGTATTATTCAATTGTGCTTTACAAGATTGGGTGTCTAACACAGTGTCTGAAGCAGATACTTTAGGTTGTAATGTTCTATTCCCAGCATATCGATCATTTCCAGAAACTTTTGCCAATGACGAGACTAGAATGTATGTACCATGGAGCGGCAGAGATGCAATGGAAAAATTAAAAACTCTATTATCTAAACCATCTCCTAACATAGGTCGTATATCAGATTGGACCGATGGCACTATCGATAGAATGATTGATATTATGACTGGCATAGGTGAGCAGTGGAGGAGAGATGGTAGACATTACAGAAATACAACATCCGAAAGCAAATATTAAAGGTATGAATAAGTCAGTACTGGTTGTGGGCGGAGCCGGTTATATAGGATCTCACACTGCTAAAGAGTTATTAAAAAATGGTTTTACACCTGTGGTAGTAGATAGAGATATTAAAACTAAACCATGGGCTACACAGTATGGTCCAGCGTTTGAATGTAATCTACCTCGAGATATAGATTTTTTAAAAGAAATCATTCATAGATACAACATTGATTCTTGCATACATTTTGCCGCACATACACAAGTAGGAGAATCTGTGCGAGATCCATCTAAATATTATAAGAACAATGTGATAATGACTCTGCAATTATTAGACAAATTGAGAGAAGCAGGTGTAAACAAATTTGTATTCTCATCCAGTGCAGCCGTTTATGGTATTCCTGCTAATGGCATAGCAGAAGACGATGAAACTAATCTACAGCCAATCAATCCATATGGTAGAAGTAAATTGATTGTGGAAAATATTCTAAAAGATTATTATGTGGCCTATGGATTAAGCAGTGTAAGTCTAAGATATTTTAACGCTGCAGGTGCTGACGCTGACAGTGAAATAGGCGAATTAAGAGAAGATGAATCTCATATTATACCATTAGCTATAGAAGCAGCATATCAAAATCGAGAATTTAAGTTATTTGGCACAGACTTTGATACACCAGATGGAACCTGTGTAAGAGATTATGTGCATGTAACTGACCTTGCCAATGCACATGTACTATCTCTACAACGAGCATCAGGTAATGTGATCTGTGAAAGATATAATTTAGGTTCTGGTATTAGTACCAGCAATAGACAACTTTTAGAAACTATCAAAAAATATGTAGGTAATATAAAGATTGCAGAAATGGATCGCAGAGCAGGAGATCCTCCTGTATTAGTAGCCAATACCACACGTGCAAAAAGTGAATTAGGTTGGGAACCCAAACACAGCTCTATTGACAACATAGTGCAGACTGCTGTAAAATGGTATAGTAAGATCAACAAAAAAGATTTAAATTAATGAGCGATATTAATAAAGATCCAGTAATAAAAGGTTTAATGGACACTTGGACTGATAAAAATAAACCTGTAAGTGAACAGATAAAAGAAAGAATTACCAAAGTAGGAAAAAGATTTTTTGCTGCTGACAATATCAGTGATTTTATACAAGATGGAGAACGAGAAAAACTTATTGACGAATTAACTGTAAAATTCGAAGCAGTATTAGATAGTTTGGTTATTGATAGAACGAATGATCCCAATAGTTCAGGCACAGGTAGAAGATTAGCCAAAATGTATATTAATGAAATAATGGGTGGAAGATATAATCCTGCACCAGACGTTACAACCTTTCCTAACGAAGATGGTCGTTATGATCAATTAATTGTGATCAGATGTGATATCAAAAGTATGTGTTCACATCATCATCAACCAGTATCAGGAGTTTGTTATATTGGTTGTTTGCCGGGCAAAAGATTGATTGGATTGAGCAAATACACAAGAATAGCACAACATCAGGCAGCTCGAGGACATCTACAAGAAGAACTAACAGAGAAAATAGCATATAAGATATCACAGCTTACAGAAAGTCCAGCAGTAGGAGTGTATATCAGAGCAAGACATGGTTGCTGTGAGAACAGAGGTATAAGAAGTGCTAACTCCAGCACACAAACCACAGTGTTGAAAGGTTTATTAAAAACAGATCCCGGATTAAAAAACGAGTTCATGCACAATATACAATTACAAGAAACACAGAGTGGTTCAAATGGCTAATAGCACAACTGTCAGTACCTGTCCTCTATTTCCTGAATTAGAAAATAAAAAATCATATGGATCTTTAGATCCTAACACAGGTCAATTAAATATTCCTGGTATTTTTTCTGTACCTTCTGGATCCGTATTGCCACAAGGAGTGGGCAGCGGCACCGCATCAACATCATACACTGTGTCTTATGATGGGTGGAATTCTACAGCTCTTAGAAATTATGAGTTTGAATTACATGAAAAATATCCTGCTCTACAACAAGCATGGGAACATTATCAAAATATTTTAAGAATGTGCAAAAGCAGAGAGGAGGAAACAGGTGAGGATAGATTATAATCTACATCTTGACTATTCAGATGTGCTTCTAAAACCCAAAAGATCCACTCTAAATTCTCGCAGAGATGTTGAGATGACTCGAGATTTTACATTCCGAAATAGTAAGAAACAATTATCTTATACTCCAATAATAGCATCTAACATGGATGGTGTGGGTACATTCTCTATGGCAAGAGTATTACAAGATTATAAAATGCTCACAGTGATTCGCAAACATTACTCATTTGAAGATTGGAAAACCACAGCAGGATCAGGATTAAAATTCAAATATGTTTCTGCTTGTGTGGGCACTGGTGCTATATGGGATGAATCAGCAGCAGATTATCAAACATTAAAACAAGTAATGTCGGCATTTCCAGACATACCTGCCATCACAATAGATGTTGCCAATGCTTATCATGAACAATTTGTGGATTTTGTAAAAAGAATAAGATCAGAATATCCAGATAAAATTATTATAGCAGGCAATGTGGTATCACCAGAAATGACTGAAGAATTGATTATTAATGGAGCAGATGTTGTAAAAATAGGTATTGGTCCAGGTTCTGTTTGTACCACAAGAACACAAACTGGAGTAGGAGTACCACAATTCTCTGCCATAGTAGAGTGTGCTGATGCTGCTAATGGAGTGGGTGGACACATCATTGCTGATGGTGGTTGTACTCAATCAGGCGACATAGCCAAAGCATTAGGAGCAGGTGCTCATTTTGTTATGTTGGGTGGTATGTTGGCTGCTCACGATGAATCAGAATTAGAATTGCGAGATGGCAAAAGAGTATTCTACGGTATGAGTTCAGAATCAGCATTTCAACAACACGGTGCTCGTAAAGATGGTTACAGAGGCACCGAAGGTAAAACAGTGCTGTTAGATAATAGAGGACCAGTGAGAGACACTGTGGAACAGATATTGGGTGGTGTGCGAAGCACTTGTGTTTATATCGGTGCAAGAAGAATCAAAGACATGCCTAAATGTGCTCACTTCGTAAGAGTTAATAACATACAGAATAGAGTGTTCGATGGAAAATAACACAACAGTAGAAAAATTATATTTTACTAACATACAGATGCGTAATGCTCTGATACAGATTGAAGATAAACTGGTGCATGATATGTGGATGCCCAATATCATATTAGGTATTAATAGAGGTGGTTGTATTCCGGGTGTGTATCTGTCTCATAGATTAAAGAAAGAACATGCAGTGATAGATGTGAGATTGAGAGATCACTCTGCTAAACCTAATCTATCAGTATTAGAACGAGAGTTTGCTTTTCAAAAAAAGATATTGATTATCGATGATATCAATGATACTGGTGCTACTTTTCAATATATTACGGACAATTTTGGTCGACATGAACGAATACGATACGCCGCAGTAATCAATAATAAACCATCTCCGGTAAAGATTGATTATTATGGTTATGAAATAGATAAGAATGAAAATCCTCAATGGGTGGTATTTCCATGGGAAGAATGGCAGAAATAACGGCCAGTTTGACTTCTAATCTAAATAACCGTATAATATACATATGAGCAATAAAGCAGGAAAAATTTGGGGACAAACAGAGTTAATACACGCCAATGGTGTGTTAGAATTCCACAAGATAGATTTTAAAGCAGGCGGGGTGTGTTCCAAACACAAACACAATTTCAAATGGAATGGATTTTATGTTGTAAGCGGCAAGATGAAAATCAAAGTTTGGCAAAAAGATCAACAAGATCTCATCGATGAAACAGTATTAGGACCAGGAGATTTTACTAAAGTTAAACCAGGATACTACCATTTGTTTGAAGGATTAGAAGATGGCGTGGCTTTTGAACTTTATTGGGCAGAATTTAACCACGATGACATACAGAGAGAAAATGTGGGTCATTTTAAAAGCGGCAACGTGGTCCGATTAGATAAAAAAGATAAAAAATAATGGCTGATATCTATCACATATGGTGCAATCCTAAGGAAGGGGTTGATGCAAAAGATTTTGCTGATAAGATTCGCACGTTTCTTGGAGAGTTAGTAAAAGCAGGCAAATTGGAATCATTTCGAGTTATGAGAATGAAATTAGGATTTAGATCCATGGATCTACCTGATTTTCACATAATGATGGAGACTCTTAATATGCAACAATTAGATGATGCCATGAGTATGGTTGGTCGTAGAACTGGCGAATTAGAAGGTCATCATGTGGCAATGAATACTCTTGTAGATATGGAAAGTATACAACATGCACTCTATAGAGATTTTCCTGATCCTTTTTTAGGACAAACTGATGAAATAAAAAAAACTGATGAAAATGTAGAAGATATATTAAAGGCAGTAAAGGCATTACATGAGCAAAATTAAAGTAGCAGAATTATTTTATAGCATACAAGGTGAAGGCAGATATATGGGTGTGCCTTCTGTGTTCTTGAGAACATTTGGTTGCAACTTTACCTGTGCTGGGTTTGGTTTACCTCGAAGTATGCGTAGTGATGAGAATGACAAAGTATTCGAACAACACCAAAAATTTCCATTTAAAGATTACAAAGAATTGCCATTGGTGAGCACAGGTTGTGACAGTTATGCTAGTTGGGATCCACGATTCAAAGATCTATCTCCCATGCTGACATCAGATGCTATTGTGGAAAGAACCATGGAGATATTGCCCCATAAACGATGGGTGGATGAGCATTTTATATTCACAGGTGGAGAACCATTGTTGGGTTGGCAGAGATCATATCCAGATGTGTTGGAACATGCAAAGATGCAGACATTAAAAGAGATCACTTTTGAAACCAATGGCACACAAAAATTACATAAAGATTTTAAAGATTATCTCACTCAATGGAGTGGCAAGAATGGCAGAACTAGAGAATCCATCACATTCTCTGTGAGTGCAAAATTAAGTGTAAGCGGAGAAAAACGTGAAGAAGCTATTGTGCCAGCAGTGGTAGCAGAATATCAAGATGTAGGGCATGTGTATTTAAAATTTGTGGTGGCCACTCCGGAAGATGCTGATGAAGCAATCGAAGCAGTGAAAGATTATAGAGCAGCAGGATTCACGGGATCGGTGTATCTAATGCCTGTGGGTGGAGTAGAAAGTGTTTACCATTTAAACAATAGAACAGTGGCAGAACTAGCCATGAAAATGGGCTATAGATACAGCGATAGATTACAGGTACCATTGTTTAAGAATGCTTGGGGAACATAGTTTGGTAAAGTATGTTTGGAAAACAATTGATTTTTTCCAAGAAGTGTATTAAAATAAGGATATGAAAGTTAAAAAAACAAAAAATACAAATGTTACAAAGGCTAAGAAGAGTGAAGAGCCTATGGTTAAGGTTTTACAAGTAAATGTAAATCCAGAAAACCCAAGAAATGGATTCTTTGAATTGGATTGGAATGACGAATTTGTTAATATGTTGAAACAGAATGGCTACACAGGAACATCAGAAGAAGAGATTGTGGATCGTTGGTTTCAAAGCCTATGTAAAACTATCGGCAATGAGCAAGGTGTAGACATAACTGGTGCAGGTTATGTTCAAATCAATCGAAGAAACGACGGCAAGACAGAGGTATCTTAGAGTATGACCCATATATTGGTCGATACTGCTAATACTTTTTTTCGAGCAAGACATGTGATACGTGGCGATGCTTCAGAGAAGATCGGTATGGCTATACATATTACTTTAAATTCTATCAAGAAAGCCTGGAATGATTTTGATGGTACTCATGTGGTATTCTGTCTAGAAGGTCGTAGTTGGAGAAAAGATCACTATGCTCCATACAAAAGAAATCGAGCGGAAACTGTGCAGGCAATGACTGCTGCAGAACAGGAAGAAAACAAATTATTTTGGGAGTGCTATGATGATTTTGTGGATTTTATTCGTACAAAAACCAATGTCACAGTATTACAGAATGGCAGATGTGAAGCAGATGATCTCATAGCTCGTTGGATTGATCTACATCCTGATCAACAGCATGTGATTATCAGCACAGACAAAGATTTAAATCAATTAATAGCACCCAATGTCCGACAATACAATGGTGTTACAGAAGAAACTATAACAGTGGATGGTTATTTTGATAAGAAAGGCAATCCTGTGATAGATAACAAAACTAAAGAACACCGAAAAACTGAGAGTGCAGAATGGACCATATTTGAAAAAGCCATGAGAGGTGACCCATCAGATAACATATTTTCAGCATATCCTGGTGTGCGTAAAAAAGGTACTAAAAACAAAGTGGGCTTGTTAGAAGCATTCGAAGATAGAACCAATAAAGGTTATGCTTGGAATAATCTAATGTTAAGTAAATGGATGGATCCAGACGGTGTAGAACACAGAGTCATAGATGATTACGAGCGTAATAGATTGCTGGTTGATCTACATGCACAACCAGAAGCTATTATACAAGAATTAGACCAAACCATTGCACAGGCCAAAGCAGAAAACAAACAGATATCACAAGTGGGCATAAGATTTATGAAATTTTGTGCCAAATATGACCTACAAAAGATCACAGAACAAGCACAATTATATGTAGAACCATTCAATGCGAGATTAGTATGACTATGCGAGCAAAAATATTAGTAAAAGATAAATTTTGGATTATTGAAGAGAATGGTCAAAAGTTAGGTACTTTACAGAAGAAAGATGACAACGGTTGGATATTTTTAGGTAAGAAAGATCAAAGACAAGAATATCCTACGCAAGAAAGTCTATATGCACGATTTGGATCAGGTATATTTGCATCAGATATCTCAGTGCCTGCAAATGAACCAAAAAACGAAGAAAGCGAATGGCATGTGCATGGATATCCTTGCTCGCAACAGCCGTATAATGCCATGTTTGATGTACAAAAACAACTGCCCATTTATACCAAAACACCCAAAAGTCGCAGTCTATTCTGTGCAGGATATTATATTATAAACTTTCCTAAAGGATGGAGGAAAGCCTACTGTCCTAAGGTAATTACACTACAGCGATACCCTTACAAAGGGCCTATCAAAACCAAAATAGAAATGCAACAGGTATTAAACAATGCAATCAAAGAACAAAATACAGACACAACCCATTGAAGATTTTATAGCAAGAGTAAGAACTGCCAAAGCCAAGCAGGATAAAAATATTACTCTAACTATGCAAGATGCTGACCGTTTGGCGGCTAGTTTAAGCCAAACCATGACTCGTTTGGTATCTGTGCAAGAAGAAATAATCGAGGCGCTAAAAACAGCACAACAGGCGCAAACGATCAACATTGAAATGGACGGCGGCAACTTTTCTAAATAATTTATCTGGTAAAAATTGGTAAATACTATGATAGATTATGTCAAGACCAAAGCCAACAGTGCTGTTAACAATCAGCAATAAAGAGACTTACAAGCAA